CTTACTCTAAATTACAATGGAAAGGTGGTCCTAACTGTACACATTATTGGACAAAATTAGAAGTATTCAAAGGGGATACAGGTAACAAGGTTATCATTGCATCAAACAGAGCTGACCATTTAGGTGAAGAAAGAGCAATGAAGTCTAATAACCAAAGACAACCATCACCACAAGGGTCTACAAAAAAGAATGGATATCTAAAGAAGAGAAACTTCTCATTGAGTATAGATGAAGATAAGAGAATGGTGGTCGGACCTCTTATGATACCGAATAAGATGATATTACGTAGAGATGAGGATGGTAACCCATTCTACATCTATTTCTCAAAGAAGACCATTAGAAAGATGGCTGAGAAGTTCTTTAGAAACAATAAACACAACAATACCGATGTAAACCACGATGAGAACATCACACAGGACAATACATTGATAGAAAGTTGGATAAGTGAGAGTTTAAGACATGATAAATCATACAAATACGGGTTTGCCTTACCAGAAGGTACTTGGTATGTTAGTTATAAAATTAACGATGATGAAACTTGGAACCGTATCAAATCGGGAGAACTTAAGGGATTTAGTCTTGCTGGTGGATTTATTCAAAGAATGAAACCAGTAGACCCTGAGTCTACCTTGAACGATATTAAGGATATTCTTAAAAAAGTAAAAGAATGAAACAACTAATCACCGACAAAGTGATATTGTGTAATGCGGGGGCTATCACAGTATCGTTCATGGACGTAGAAACAGTCCTTAAATTAATCTTATTGAGTGCATCGATAATCTATACCCTTATCAAGTTATATAAGGAGTATAGGGACTTAAATGACGAAAAATAAGGTTTTTATATTTGTAGGTAATAAACCCCAAAAAATAACATAATATGACTGCACAAGAAGCACTTTACAAAATTAGAGTTATGTTAGGAGTAGAGGATACGAATGAGGAAGTATCACTCGAAACTGAAACAGACTCTGACGAAGTACAACTTGCTGAAGCGACACTCGTTGACGGTACAGTTGTTAAGACCGAAGGTGAATTCGAAGTTGGAAAACAATTATTCGTAGTAACAGAAGAAGGTGACATACCTGCTCCTGAAGGATTACACGAAACTTCTGAAGGAATTATCGTAGGTGTTGACGCTGAAGGTATCATCGTAAGTATCGAAGAACCAGCAGAAGAAGAGGTTGTTGTCGAAGAGAAGGAAGAATTCGGTGATGACCTCGTAAATCAGATTGTGGGAGCACTCTCTCCAAAACTTGATGATTTACAAAATCAAATAAACTCAATCAAAGGTGAATTCCACGAGTTCCGTGATGGACCTGCTACAGACAGAATTAAGAGTAATCTTAATGAGATGAACAAGATAGAAAGGTCAGTTGCTGATGCTAGAATGGATACCATCTTAGAATTGAGAAGACAATCCTATCAAAAATAAATTAAAAACAAAAATAAATAATCATGGCTACAGGATTTGATGTAACAGCTATTGCAGGTTATATAGACCAGGAGAGTTTTGGATTAATCTCAAAGTCTATCTTAGAAACCAACTTAGCTCAATTTATGAACGTCCGTGTTGGACTTCAAGGAAACACAGTTGACATCCCACTTTTAGACACTGACTTCGTTGTTCAAGACGGAGCAAACTGTGGATGGAACGCGTCAGGTGATACAACTATTTCAGTTGTTCCAATGACATTAAAGAATAACAAGGTTAACATTGTACAGTGTGTACAGACTTTGAGAGATACATTCTTCTCAAGACAGTTAGCAGCAGGTGCTTACAACGGTGGTACTTCTATTCCTTTCGAGGAGCAGTTAGCTGACCACTACGTTAAGAAGTTAAACAACTACAACGAGGGCTACATCATGAACGGTGACGGTTCTTACAGTGGTTTGACTGACATCTTGGTCGTTGCTAACGGTACTGTTTCAGCTGCTACTGCTACAGAGTGGACTTCTTCTAACGCTGTTGCTAACGCACAGGCTATGTATGAGGCTCTACCTGATAAGTCTTACACTCAGGACGACTTAGTACTTATCTTATCACCTTCTCAGTACAGAGCATTGGTCTTAGGTATCACTCAAGAGAACTACTACCACATCGCACCAGGTTCTACTGAAATTTACATTCCTGGTACTCAAGTCAGAGTTGTTGCTACTTCAGGATTGGTTGGTAGTAACAAGAAGTACATCGGACCATCATCAGCACTCTTCATGGGTACTGACTTAACTTCTGATTTTGAACAGTTTAGACTGTGGTACTCACAAGATAACGACGAAATGCGTGGGCTTTTCAGGTTCAGAATTGGCGTTGCTGTTAGCGAACCATCACTCTTCGCTGCAGAATTATAATAAACTAAGAACAAAAAATAATAGATATGGCATGTGTTTTAAATAGCGGTACTACTTTAGATTGTCGTTCATCACTTGGTGGTGTTAAAGCAGTATACATCGGTTCAACGACAGGACAAGACATATCTATCACAGCGTCTACAGGTGTGGCTACTGCATTGACCGCTCAAGGTGGTACAATCAACATCACATCTATTGCTGACTTAACTACGAATGGTATGTTCGAATTCCAACAACCAAGACAATCTGCATCTCTTTCTGAGACTGGTGCATTTAGTGAGGAAAATGGAACAGCGTTTTATACCAGTGTTCTTAGTTTTGTTGTCAACACCTTAGAAGGTGAGAAGTTAAACACTTTAAACATTCTTGGTCAAAACACAAGACTTGTTGTCTGTGTGAAAGATGCGAATGATAGAATTTGGATTTTGGGTAACCAAAGTGGAGCAATCGTCACTGCTAGTACCAGTGAAACGGGAACGGCGTTTGGTGACCGCAATGGGGTCACCATCGAAGTTACAGGATTGTCTCCTGAACCAATGTTCGAACTTAACATCAGTTAAGTTTATTTCCTATATATAGTGGAAACGGGGGAACGTAGTTGTTCCCCTTTTTCTTTTCTTGCCAATTAGTGCACAAAGTATATTTAAGGGTGTAAAAACAGTGCAACTATGGTATTTAACTTTGCAGATGACAGTAAAAACCTTGTATTTAGAAAAGGTTCGGACAGTGTAGACTACTTCCAAGATGGTTACATGATAACCTTTAAAAGTATGTACTCGAACAAATACTTGTTGAATAAGACATTGGGTAATGAAGGGTGGGACTCTGATATGTTTTACATTGTATTAACAAAGGTTGATGACAATGACTCATACATTAGTTTATCGTGGGATAAGGATGACTACGATGGTCAAGGTACAGCATTACCAAGTGAATTTAACAAAGAGGATTTAGACGGGTATTACGAACTTGAATTGAGAGGGTATAGTATTATACCCGCATTCAACACACCAATCTCTACACACGTCTGTAAAGTGGTAAATGACCGTTCTACAAGTACAACCGAAGTATACACAATAAACAAAGCTACCAAAGAACAAGAAGAAGGTGGTGAATTTATATATTATAGAGGATGAATAATCTAAAGATTTTAAATCTAGCAGCAATTGATTTACCCACATTCAAAGAAGTAAGGGGTAAAGATTGGGTTAGTTATGGTGATGATAACTTATACCCCCAAAAACTAATTGAACTATACCAATCAAGTGCAATTCACAATACTTGTATTAACTCACAATTGGATGCAATGGTTGGTGAAGGTATTGAAATGATTGGTGAAGAGTATGTAAACAGAGATGAAGAAACCCTTGATGACATTTACAGAAAGATTAGTTACGACTTTTTATTATATGGAGGTTTTAGTCTAAACGTAATACATTCAAGAGGGGGTGATAAAATTGCTGAAATATATCACTTACCATTTGATAAAGTAAGAAGTGGTAAACTCAATGAAGACGATGAGGTTACACATTATTACTACTCTTCTAATTGGGCTAATACTCGTAAGTATAAACCAGTAGAATATCCTACATATGACAAAACAAATACTAAGGGGGACAACGCATCTCAAATCTATTACTGTTACCAATACTCACCAGGTGTTGACTTATATCCTCTACCTGATTACATCGGTGCAGTCAATGACATTAACCTTGATGGTAGAATATCTGTTTATCATAACAGTAATATTTCTAATGGAATGTCACCAGGTCTTATCATTAATTTCCCCAATGGTGAACCATCTCCTGATGAGATGAGAACTTTACATAGAGATTTGAATGAAGCATTTGCATCTGAGAACAATGCAGGTAAACTCTTCCTAACCTTCTCAGAGGGTCAAGAATTAGCTCCACAGATATCAACGGTAGATAGTGCTAACGATGACTATTACGTGGTCTTAGAAACGAGAATTGCAAGTCGTATTTTATCAGCACATAGGATAGCATCCCCCAGACTTGTGGGACTTACGGTAGAAGGTACTGCAGGTTTAGGTAACAATGCTGACGAAATGAGAGTTGCATATGTACACTACATGAGTACAGTCATCGAACCGAAACAAGATACAGTGAATAAAAACCTTGAGAAAATATTAAGGGGTATGGGTATGAATGTTACAATCAAAAACATACCTAATACATTAGACTTTGAACAAACAGTAGAAGAATGAGTTACGTATTATTTATATCAGAAAGTAGACTAAAGACTTTGACAGCAGTCCATGAAAACGTTGAACCACAAGAATTAACCCCCTTTGTTCAACAAGCACAAGATATCTACATACAAGATATCCTTGGTACTAAATTCTATCAATCACTCAAAGACAAGATAACGGGTGATACTGTAACAGGTTACTATAAGACATTACTCAATGATTACATTGCACCTACTGTTGCAAACTATGCTGTCTATCTTGCATTCCCATCATTGAACTATAAGATTAAAAACAAAGCTGTATTGACACCAACTAGTGAAGAGAGTACAAGTACTGACTTAGCTTCTCTAAAGTATGTTAGGGGGTCTGTACAAGACACTGCTCAGTTCTATGCTGAAAGAACAAGAGAGTACCTTAGAGACAATCAAGAATACTTCCCTGAGTATACAAATCCTGGTGTTGACGGAGTAATGCCTAATAAGAACAATCCTTACTTCCATGGTATATACATACCAAAACATTATGGATGTGGGGGAGACTTACCGGATAATCCTAATCCAATGAATTAATGTCTCAGACAAAACGAATACACGAACAAAAAGAATTAAATAAAAATACCTTACAACAACGAATACAAATACTTGAAAAGAAAGTAGAACAAATACTATCAGTTCTTAGACGGTCTACCAACTGAACTACCAGGATAAGGTAGACCGTATTTCCTACAAAATTGATGATACACACTTTTTGATGTGTCATAACCTATGCGTCTAAGGAAGTTACGTGTATCTACGTAATCGTCTAAGTGTATCCCCTTATCTTGGAATAGTAACCATGTTGGTAGTTCTTTGTTGCTTTTTGGTGCTCCCATACTATTAAATAGAAAAAACCCCCTCGTCGTTACGAAGGGGTCTTAAAAAAAGTAATTTATATGAATCTATGTATTAAGGGGGAGACTATGAAATAATGAAAGATAACTTAAACGTCAATATGAAACAAATGGAGTGTCTCCCCCTAACAAATACACTGATAAATATATTATAGTTAGATTTTGACAAAAAGAAAGGGGTGGAATTCCTTAAAAACCACCCCCACTCGTGACTATATAATGGCAGACTTATTAGTCAACAAGTTCTCTGTAGAGCCATGGTGACCCTTCACCATTCCAACGTGATAAATCAATCATCTTATTCTCTACATCCTCCCAAAACCTATCCACCATCTCAGCGTAAACCTCATCAGTTCTTCTTCTTACTTTGGGACGTGGAGTGGTTATGGTAGTATTACCAATCTTTTGTTGTCTTAATTGTTGAGCTCTCTTGAAAGCTTCTTTTCTTAATTTTTCCATTTGTGTATTGTTTTAAAGTTATACTAATAAATATAAAGCAAAAGACGAAAAGTCAAATATTACGTAAATTTTTATGTACTTTTGATGAGAATTGTTTTCTGTATTTTCTCCTGTTCTTGTTAAAGAACTTCATTTCTTGTTCGAACTCTTCTTGAGGTGTTAGTTTTATTATCTTCATATTCTAATATTAGATAATATATTTTACTAGTTCAAGCTAGTAATAAAACTAGTATTTCTATGTACTAAAAGTTAAGTCCCCCCAGCCCCCCTAAGGGTAATTCCAATAAGTATTTCCGATGCTCAATGGTTGTCATAAGTCCCTAGAACGACAGTGCCTTGATTTAATCTAACAATAAGTATATGCAAAAAGAGCAAACGCCTGTATAGTAAAAAAAAAATTAATTACCAAATTAGGCGTTTCGTACTTACCCACATACTTATTGTTATAAACGTTAAACAAATACAAAATGAATTATTACGCAGACAAGGAAGGTAACATCTTTAATGAGTTAGGTTATCAACTAAATCCATACACACACAGTGATGGATATAAACAATTCAAAGCTTATCATGAGGGGGGTTGTACAACACCACATTACGTCCATAGATTCACTTGGGAACAATTTATGGGTGATATACCCAAAGGTTATCAGATAAACCATATAAACGAAGATAAGACAGATAACAGACTTGAGAACTTGGAACTTGTAACACAAACAGAAAACATACGAAAGAGAAGTTACAATAAACTCACAATGGAAAAAGCAGAAGCTATCAGACAAGAATATGCTGAGAAAGAAAGTATTACATTTGCAAAACTGGCAGCAAAGTATGATTGTAGTCCTTCAACCATAAGAGATTGTGTAAGACATAGAACATGGTGAACCAATGGGTCAACGAGAACTACGATAAAATAAAAGATTGGTTAAAAGGGGCAATCAAGTATGAGGACGAGAGTGTAAAGGAGGATTTATTTCATGAAGTACTCATGATATTCATCCAACATCCAAAAGCTGAACAACTAATAAAGGATAACCAAGCACAATGGTTTCTTGTTAGGATTGCCCTTAACCAATCAAGAAGTAAATCATCTGCTCATTTCAACTTATACAAAAAACACAAACACTTTGAATACAAAGAGATTAGTGAGGTAGAAGAAGAAGAGTATGACTTAGAGAGAGACCAACTGATAGAAGATGTGTTAAACTGTCTTGATGAGATGTATAACGGGACGAATAGAGAAAGATATTATGTTATGTTGATACTGATGTACTTTACCTTAGAAAACTTCGCTGAAATGTCTCGTAGACTTAAAATACCGAGGACTACACTAGTCAAGAACTTCAAAGATGGGTTGGACTATATAAGAATAAAACTATTCACAGTAGATAGAAATGAAATTAAATTAGACAATAGAACGATAAAAATATTAAAATCACAAATACTAAAAAACTATGGAAAAGAAATATCATGAACATGAAAACATAAAGTTGAGAAAAAAACCAGTACCAACTACAACACCACCACTTCCAACAGAACAAGAAGAGTTAGAAGAATGGGTAAGAAACAATAGAGCATTCTTCTTCAACTATGGTAGAAAAGAACGTAAAGACTTAGAGAAGGTTTACCGGTTATACAACATCATATACGATACAAACAGAAAGATAAGTAAAACAGGATGTGGGGGGTGTCACCTCAACATAATAAGACAACTAGCTAAAATATATTTTTAATCTATTT